CCATACCAGCTGGAGGTTTGATTTCGGTGTTGCCGTGTATGATACCACAGTTATCGACCAGCAAAGCATCTCCTGGCTTCAAATCAATTGCTACACGGAACTCAGGCAGAACAAACAAACCTCCAGACCAACCAGCTTTACCATCTTTGGTAACAGTTGAAAGATTAGAAAACCCACCAGGATGGTTTGCACCATCAACGTGAGCAGTTGTACGATAGTTCTTGTTCACTGTGATTGTAGAAAATGCTGTGTCCTCAGCAACAACGAATCGTTTATCAATTCTATCCGCAACAGCTTTCTGATGTGCGTATCGTTCGGGAACCAGATCCTTGAACAATTTGTTGAGTGTACGCATATATGGATAACACAGTTTGAACTTATCCATGTTTTCTTCTGTGTACCGAGTAGCACGACCGAACGGAATGCGTGGGTATCTGTTGTAGAACCCAGCAATACCGCTCAAGATAGAAGCTGTGTATGATGTAGTTGTTATGAACTTTCTTATCTCTCTGACACGATCTGGTGTAAGATTAGGAAGCTCGTTCATAAAGAAGTTTTCATATGGAATCCCAACTTCCGCAATCCGCGAACGATGCCAAAGAACACCACGAACATCATCATGATAATCTAGAGAACCATTTTTCTTTACATACGCATCCATAACAGTTTGAGGATCGAATTTATCTTCACCGAGCATAGCAGCCAATGGGTTGTCGCTACTATTTTCAATCCTATCCATTATTTCAAGCTGCCAAGGATAAACCCAGTCGCGATTACCTTGACGTGCATCACCGATAGTGCCTGTGCTGGTACCACGATTGTTGGTACTTGTAGCAGCATCAGCCAATCCTTCATACGCACTTGTGATTTCTTCTTGAGAGAAGACGTTCTTACGAAACCGAAATCCTAGATAAGTTTCATCCTCGGTGTATCCGTTGTACAAATCGGTATCGGTTGTAACAACGTGGTCATAGTGCTCGTCTGTCATGTAGTTGTTTAGAAGATGTTTACAATCCTCTTGTTGCCTGTGTAATACCTCAACCATTCAGATTATCCATAATTTGATCAAAAGTGCATACAAATATATTATCACCAAACACAGGAAATTTAAACTGAGTTTCTGGATATGCGAAGATAAATGTAACGTCGGGATTTTCCCTTACAATCCATTGTAGATATGATATCCTGCCAAGATTATCAGCGGGACGTGCACGAGTATCCATGTCATAGTTATCCGATCCATCATAAATGTTACTGATTGATTGTGTAGTGTCTTCGTGAACTTGAAGAAAGTCGAAGCCGATGAAGATGAGTTGTTTATGACCCATCTTCATCGCTTCTAGAGCAGCATTTGTACCAGCGTTGCTTCGGGGGCGATTCGGATTAACAACTGCTGGTTCCCACTGCTCCTCCAATGGAGGAATGATAACACGCTTTGCGGGGAAATCACTACACTCTATTTCAGTTGTAATTCCAGGATCAATTGCTATAAGATAATGCGGAAGCACATATGATTCTTTTTTGAAATCACGATAAATTGCATTACAACCAAAAACTGTTCCAGCATCTTTAATAGACATGAGATCAAACTCAAATCGGGATGTCCCATTTCCGATGATGAATGCTGGTTCTTTCATTATTCCTCCTCACCCAACAGTTTCTTAATACGCCACTCAAGCGTGCTTATCGTAGTATGTATATGACCAGTATCATGAGGTTCTATCAAAGTTTTTAGATATTCAATTTCATCTGTTAAAATCTTGATATGTAAGAACGTGGCTGAGTTGCCTCCTGGAAGATCTGAACCTGAATTGGACATTACCACTGCTCCTTCGGATATGCTTCTTGCAAAGCTGCCTTCTTAATCTTGATATCCTTGTCTTTCATTCGACACAACAGTTCTGCGTCGGCTGGATCCAATCCCTCAAGAACTTGAATGAACAGCTGCTCGCGTTTCAGATCGGTCATCTGTAGACCATCTGGTGTATTGGTGAAGTATTTGAGCATCTTGACTTCAGAATACAACTTACCTTCTTGCTCAGCAGACTCGGGCAGAGGCTGATAAGGAGGTTTCCCAGGGGGAAGTTTCCATTCAACCTGAGGATAAAAAGTATAGATACAAATATCCTTCAATGCTGGCGAGTGATTTTGTTTCAGAACAGCAGCTTGCTGCTTTGCTGTTTTCTTTTCTTCAGCCTCAGCAATGATTTTGCTGAGAGGTTTCATAGCCATGTTTGCCTCCTAGAATGCTTGAACATTTTCCATTAATCTTTTGAGTCTTTTCTCCATGAAATAATTCATGATGTTTGAACGAGGAGCAGGTTCCGCACTATTATATGTATGCAATATCTGCTCCTTGATATCGGGAGGGATCTCAGAAAGATCGACGAGAGTTTTATTGCGCATGTAACCACGCAGCATCCGCTCGTCACAAAAATCCTGAGGATCTAACTCTGCCCAAGTTGATAGTTTCTTGCGCGAGATTGGGCGTTGCCTTTTGCCTTCGACAAAGGTGTCATCAGGAGAGAGGAAATTAGGCACGCCATCACCACGATCACCTAGCATAATGTGCTCGCGCAAGAATCGTTCGGGGTTATCTACTCTGTTGAACTTCTTCTGAACAGGGCTGTAGATATCCACATTCACATATTTCTGAAGCTGTACGAAATCCTTGTCACCTGATAGAATCAGGATAGGTTCGAGGATCTCGCCGTTTTGTTTGGTTGCACCGTGTAGTCCACACAGCGTAGCAATGATGTCATCAGCTTCCGCATGAGGAACTTGTACAACTTTGTAAGGCATGTTGTCGCGGATCTCATCGCGAATGTTATTCAGTGCAGTGAACACAGCATTCCAATCGATGCTAGACTGCTCGCGATCTTTCTTACGACTTGCCTTGTAATAGGGGAAACGGTGTTTTCGCCAGTAATCTTTGTCATCACAGCAGATTACCAACTCACCATAATCTTTGAGGAACTTATTTCTATAGAGTCTCAGGCTAGATAACACCATGTGGCGAACCATATCTTCTGATAGTTCGCCTGATGAGTTTTTCAACTGCATCATCAAGTTTGAAATCATCACCTGATTGAGATCAACCAGTATCATTTTCCATACTCACTCAGAGTTTTAATCATATACCCATTATATATGCAAAAAAAGAAAAAGAAAATGGAGTTATGCAGGATTTTTTGGTGGTTCTGGTTCATAGTAAGATTCAATCTTATCAATCATATCGTCCATTGCTTTTCGCATTGGATGTTCAAGTTCACATGTTCTGTAAATACCTGCCCGCAAACATTCAATTGAAAGAGCAAAGTCTTTATCAAACCCCGAAGCATCAACATCAACACCGTCCATAGATAAATCAGCAACCAAACGTGTTGCGTGATAATCAACCAGTTGATTGATAACCTTCATTCGAGTGTTGAGAATGTTTTCTCTATTCCCACCAAGAGTTGTGATATTGTCTCTCACAATTCTTTCAAATGGAAAATCTATGACGGTGTTTGCACTCATTTTGTCACCCTGAGCAGCACCGTGTTTTCTCCAATTCTACCATTACAAGTGGATGGTTTGGTCGCGAGGTCATTGAACCTCTTAATTATCGCCTTTGGTCCACCCTTAATAATCATTGGAAGAAAATCATCAGGTTTGCGGACCTTGCGTTTGATTGACTGATCGGTGCTCCAGTTCTGGAGTGTGGTTCCCTTTACGGTCAAGCCACCTCTATCGGATGCGACATAATACTCTAAGACATTGTGCTTGGTATTGAACGCCCAAAGTTCTAGAGCACCGATCAGTTTCGCGGGATCTACACTAGCGATCTTGAGTGTAGTATCCTCCGGTTGGTATTTAAGATTCTTCAAAATTTGTTGTGTCGTCTTAGGTTGTTTCTTACGAGGAGCACGAACCTTGCGCTGGTTGCTACCGAAGTTGTTGACATCATCGATGATACCCTGAAGCAGTTTCTTGTAGTTGCGCTGCTCTTTCTTGGTCATCCAGCTGTATGCCTCGTTGAGCTGTTCGTCTTTACCAGCAAGAACTTCCTCAATTTCCTGGAGATTGGGTTCATAGTAGCCGGCAATGAACTTAGCAACCATTGGCTTGACTTCGTTGTGCTGAAGCCACTCATACATGTTGAACTCTTTGAGAGTTTTATAAACCACCATCTGGTCGATAATATCCTCGACTTCACCAATTATCTCGCCAGCTTTTTCTTTAACTCGATCTTGAATCGATATGACCTGAGCAGTTGGTGTTTTCACAACAGTGACCTGTTTCTTCTTAGCAAGTTCTATACACTCGGAAAGTGCATCGTTCTTAAATTCTTTCTGCTGATCTTGAAGATTCAATCCATTGACACACATACGGCAGAGGAACGAAGCTGTCCTCGGAAGTTCAACATCATCCAACTTCTTAATCGCATCTGCGACATTTTTGAATTTGAATTTACGAGCATACTCGCTGATGTATTTACGAGGTGTCTTACGATCAGCAAAATAGTTGTACCAGTTGTATGCTTTGGTCAGATCACCTAGCGTGTAATCGTCGGCGAGAATAGGCTCCTCACCGAGATACTGTTGGTCAAGTGTTTTCGCAACACGTCTAACTTTCTTCTTAGCCATGAATTTCTCCTCTCACTCAATATACCCATTCTATCATA